TTTCCAGGAGCTGCGGTGGCCAAGCCGTACCGGGCAGTGGGCATGGCAGCTTTGGCGGTCCAAGTATTGGTCGCCGGGTCGTACTCCTCGTTGGCGGCGAAGTAGTTGGCGCCGTCATATCCCCCCACCGCGTACATCATTCCGTTTCCAGGAGCTGCTGCGGCCAAATACCACCGAGCGGTGGGCATGGCAGCTTTGGCGGTCCAGACTGGCTCGCTAACACTAACTACAATCACCTCTGCCGCCCCTATATCCGCCGGAGTCAGTTCATCCGCCCCGCCAGTGGCGTGGGTGGACTTGTGGGCGAAGTCGGCGATGTCGGCTCGCAGGTGAGTGTGACTCGCAGGCACGACCTTGCCCGCACTGGGCACAAGGGGGCGCTTGTCTGTGACGGTAGCGATGTCTCCCGCCGCGTCCGTGGTTACTTCGGCGATAGGCAAGTAATTCGCTTGCGCTGAGTGAGCAGTATCCCATGACCAGGTTCCGTCTGGATTGAAATCAAGATAATAGGTTGTTGAAGCGACGGCCGTCGAGAAACTCGTGGCATCAGGCTTGAACCGACGGAGGCTACCGTCCGCCTGCTGAACATAGCAGGCCCCAGCAGTCACGTCGAGCTGAGTCGCGGTGGTGGCGTTCTTGGAAGCTTCCATGCCAGACACGACAAAACCCGAGGCGAAGATATCCGCCAGAGCGTCCTCGGCCTCAACGTGGATGTCCTCGATGCCACCCTCCCAGTGGTTTGCCAGTGTAGCAGTTATGACGTCCCCCGTGGACCACACAGTAGGTTGATATGCCACTTATCTCACCCCCGGATGTATACCCAGAGAAATCTCGAGATCTTCAATCATGGCGATGGTCTTCACGGTTTCGAGGGGCAGTCCCCGGACACATCCATATTTGCAGGCCCTCTCATCAGGCGTGAGAGTGGCCTCCAGGTCGCGGATCTTGGCCTGAATCTCTTTATCCGATGCCCGTGCGGCCCATTCGAGGTTCTGTATCCGGGCCTCTTGCAAGCCCACGACCCGCCGATGCGCTTGATGGCTTTCTCGTTTCTGTTTAGATCCTTGATCATGGGCCGCAATATCCGGTTTAGTTTCATGTCAATCAAGTCTTGGCGCGGCATAATGAGACACCTCCTACACAGCGAACGTGAGATCCCATGTGAAAGTCACTGCGATACTGACCGTTTTCGCGATGGTGGACGCGAACTTCACCCTGGCGTACATAATGCCGCCCGTACTGGCGTTAAATAGCCCCGCCTCGGCCAAGGTGTATCCGTTCGCTGATCCGGAGGCCAGGTAATACTGCACAGTCAACTTGGCGGCGTCTTTTGTTTTCTTCGTGATGGTGTCTCGGAAAACTTCGGTCTGCAAAGCGGTATCCGCCGCCGTTACGTCATTTGTTCCGGTGCCCACAGCGAAGTGAGTGAGGCCGGTTACAGTATCACCGTTCAGGAAGTCCCGGAGGAGATTGCGGCCTGCGGTGACGGCCAAGTTATGCATCTCCTGGTGATCTAAAAGCTGGTCGGTTTCGGCGTCCCAAACATCGATATAAACATTTACGTTTGGCTTTACTAGATCGTTCATCATGCTACCTCCGAAAAACCTATCGCGGCGTACCCCACGCGCGATTCAGGGGCTGCGCTGCTCACGGTCAGGCTGTCCCCGCACACCATCGCGTCGGCGAACCGCCGCAGGAGTATCAACACTTCATTCTCACGGATGACGAATTTCCTACCCGCCTGGGCAAGCTTCTGGAAAAACTCCACCCATCCGCCTAGCCGTTCGCCGTCTAGAGCCCGCACCCGGTAGCGCAGGAATTGCCCCGCCATGTCCTGGGCCTGAACGCTGTCGATGAGGAATTGGCTGCTGAGGTTGTGTGCCGTGACGTTGATAGTGATTAGCTGGCCCGCCACCAGACCGCCCGTGTCCGTCTCGAACTCAACAATGCGGGGAATGCGGCCAAAACGCCGTAGAAGCCCGTCGGCTTTTTGCGTTGCCAAGGTCTGGCTGTCAATGCTCTGGTCGTCCTCGATGGCCTCATAAACCCCAGTCCCGCCCTCGGTGGTGGCCCTGGAGGAGATTTCGGCATCGGCTTGGGAAGCCAGAATGATCGGAAAGAGTCCCTGGTACGTCACCGCCAGGGTGTCGGTCGAAGCCAGCGCCGCCGCCGCATCGTCCTGGGTAATCTCCTTCTCGCCCTTGCTCCAGTACCAGTCCTTCCCCGTGTCCAGACTACGGATGCCGACGGTCTTAGATGCCCCGTTGACGGTTACGGTCGGAACCAGTGCAACCGGGAAAGCCAGTACAAAGGTTTTACTTGCCCCGTCCCCAACAAAGCTTTCCGTCCGGGGATCGGTGATGTCCTGGCCAGCCCGGATGTACTGCCTGTTACGATACTGCTCCCGCGTCTGGCGGACGGTCATGTTGCGGAAGTTGGCGGAAGTGTCGCTTAGCGAAAACGGCGCCACGTAAGTCTCCCTGGCGAAAAAATGCAAGTCCTTGTTGTAATCTAAATTCCACGCGTAGCCCGTTAATTCGGCCAGACTGTTAAATGCTTCAGCCACCGACATATAATTGAATACTGCCTTTGTGATCGTCGGTCCGTCCTGCACTTTCGTAGTGGTGACGCCTTCGCCGGCCAGGTCCTGCATCACAATGTCACGGACGATAGCTCCGATGGTCTGGTTCTCGTAGACGCGGGCCACGAGGTGCCGGTCGGCAATTTGGTTGTAGTCCACGCACTGGCACTGGAGTACCAGGGCGGTCGTGCCGAGTGGCTGTTCCTCCTGCACTTCGTCTATCGTGCCTGCGAAACGCCTGGTGCCGCCGTCGGTGACGATGACCTCCTGACCTACGGATGGACGGTAGGCACCGGTTGGATCCAGCAGCGTAAAGTCGCAGGTGTTGCGGGAGTTGAGGTTGTCGGAGATTCGCAGAGTGTTGACCTGGAGGAGGCCGGTCTTGTCTACTCCGCCGATGGTTAGGACGGTTGCCATTTACACTTTCACCCCCGCCAAGCGGAGCCGCCGCACAATTTCATTCGCAGTGCGCTCTGGATCAGACTGTCCGTAGACATTGATCGTGATATTGTTGCCGTAACCACCCCGGTCCAGCGGCACCACTGCTTCCGGCCTCCGCTCGCCGATGATGGCCAGGGTGGGGCCTGTGACGATTCCACCATCAGCCAGGAACGGTATAATGTCGCGGAGCGCACGCCAGTTAACACCGAAGTCGATCTTGGGGATTTTGACTCCAAGTGGACCAGTAGCCCACTCAATGCTGAATTTTGGAATGGGTAACCTGACACTGCCGATGGCGTTTTTCAGGGCCTCCATGATGCGACGGCCAAAGTCCGCAGCACTCCTGACCATGTCGCCAAAAGCATTGTCAAACATTTGCTTGATAGTATCCCAAGTGCTGGAAAGAAAGCTTTTAACTGCGTTAAAGGCGTTGGTTACGTTTGTTTTGATAGTATCCCAGATGCCTCCCAGGAAGCCGGAGATTGCGTTCCATACTTCTGTCGTTTTTGCGCTTATGTCGTCCCAGTTTTTGATGATGAGCAATGCCAGCCAGCCAATGGGGCCAGTAAATACCACCAAGAGGGTTTCCCACCACTCGGAGAAGAATGCTTTGATACCGTTCCAAACGTCAATGGCAGTTTGCTTAATGCCGTTCCAGGTGTCGGTAAGCCAGGTGGTGATGGCTGTCCACGTGTTTTTGAAAAAGCCGCTGATCGGCTCCCAGTTCTTGTAGATCAGAAATGCCAACCCCGCTATAGCCATTCCAGCCGCTATGAACGGCAGGAACGGAACGGTTGCAGCAACGATGCTGCCTGCAAGCGATATAACCGCAGGCACAAGGGCACCAATTATAGCTCCAGCTATTAGGACAATCTTCGCCTGCATATCCTCAGGAATCATCTCGGCAAGTGCTTGCTTTATTCCTTTTTGACTGACTAAATCAAAAAACTGCATAAGTGTACCAGAAAACTGTTGCAGCCATTCAACTGCACTTGCCAGTTTTTCCTTCAGATTGAACGTATCAATTATCTCCTGCCCCAAAGTACGAAGAATGCCGCTTACGTTGTCCTTAGCCGTAGACCATAAACCCAAGAGAGTTTGCGATTGTTGCTCCATAGATCCTTTAAACCGTGTCCCCATGCCTGATAGGATCGCGCTTATTCCCGTTGCAGCATCAATCCCACCTTTACTGGCTTTGTCCATAGCTTCGGGGATAGATACTCCAATTGCATCCGCAAGCATCTGCCAGACGGGTATACCCAACTCAGCCAGCTGCATCATTTCTTCGGCAGAGACCTTGCCTTTAGCCCTCATCTGTCCAAGAGCACGTGTTACGCGGTCAATCTCAAAAGCTCCGCCACCGAGGGCACTTATGGCATCCCCAATGCTGGTCATCATAGGGATGATCTCTTCCACCTGGAAGCCGAAGGCCAAAAGCTGACGGGAAGATTGCGCCAGGCCTTCAAATTCGAATGGGGTCTTAGCCGCGAAGTCCCAAAGACCACGGATAAACCTGTCCGCTTCCTCGGCACTGCCCAGCATAGTCGCGAAAGCAATTTTGGTCTGCTCCATGTCAGCTGCCATTTTAACACCTGCTATACTAGCAGCACCGAAAGCCGCCACCAAGGCCGTTACGCCACCAAGGAGCGCCTTTGATGCAGGAACAGCGGCATCTATAGATTTCTGAAGTTTGCCCGTTGCTGTGTCCATTTTTTTGGCAAAGTCGGAGATATCAGCTTGCAATTTAACTATCAATGTTCCAACAGTTGCCATCTTCCCCACCACCTTATCCAAGTAGTATAATTCCATCAGGAGGTGGTAATTTTGAGCAAGGAGACCTTTCGCCCTGGTGGTGTCTTATCAGGTCAAACATTTACCCTCGATGATCAATGTCTTAGCTACAAAAACGCTTACGGGAAATACGCCACAGTACCCCAGAAGTCAATTCAATCAGTAGTGATTGATGCGAAAGGGCGCGGGCAATCAATCCTAAAACTTATAGGGCATGGCACAGAACTAGCCAGCATTCAAATGCCTCATCCCTGGGCCGCTAAAACCCAAAAATGGTTGTTAGAAAAGCTCGGTCTTTAGCGCCGCCTCGCCTTCTGCTCCGCCCTCTTCCGCGCAGATTCTGTCTCTTTCGCTTCAGCAGCATAGAACGCCGCCCATTCTGCAAATTCCCTCGTAGATAGGCGGCGTTCCAATTCTGCCACCGTCATGCCCAAGTCGCGGGCCAGTCTGAAGGTAAATACCTGTTCTGCCTCTGCCGGATAACTAGCAGGGTCACGCATCCCCAGCACGAAAGGATTTTAACGCCTGCTTTTGCGCCTCCTCGGTTAACCGGGCTAAGCCCACGATTTCCCGGAGGATGCAGTCAATGGCGGCGGCGGATTTTTCTTTTAGTTGTTCAGCCTGCTCAATAGTGATTTTGGGTTCCGCCATGCATTCAGCCAGGAGCAGTATTTCCAGTTTGTCAGGATCTGTCTCGCCGTTTACCGTAGCCTGCTGCCTCAATCGCTGCTGGGCAGCTTTAGTCAAGCCACGAACTTTGACTATACCTTTCCAATCATCGACATAAACTTCTTTTTCCTCCAAATCCGGCAATGCCAGAATCTCCTCAATAGAGAGGATTTTACTCATCAGTAAGTCCCCCTCGTGATTATACCACTGACCTGCAACTCTGCCGAAAAGGTGCCAGCGCCGTCAATTCCGGTTTCGGGTTCATAGCTGGTACAGATGCACTCGCCAGTGTAGTTGAGGCTGCCAACGCCACTGCCCTGCGGGCCATATTCAAAGCTTTTTGTTGCACTGGCACCCAAGGCAGCATCAAGAATAACATCAACAGCAGGATCAAAAATCCCCTCTATACTAATAGTTGCATCCTTTAGCCCAGCGATGTACCCCTTATCTGTATAACCTAGCGTAGTTACCTCAACGGTGTCAGCATTGCGCGGAATAGATACCCTTGTGATATACGCACTGATATCCGTCAACGTGCCATTTGCGTCATCGAGTTTAAATATCGCTTTAGATCCATGAGTAAAAGCCATCTAATATTCCCCCTTATTACTTGCGCCCGAAGGCGACGTGGAATGTCGATACCGGCCCAGTACCGGTTAGCGTCCAAACAGCCTTAACGTAACGATTGACCGTCCCCGTGACGGCTTTCCGTTCGGCCTTCCTGCTGACTGCAACCTGCGCAAAAACGATCAAGTCGGTGTATGTTACATTGTCCGCTGAGTGCTGAATTTTCACGTCCAGTGTTGGGGCAGTACCAGCAATTGCTGGAACCTGAAGATATGCCACACCGCCATTGGTTGTAGCGGCACCGTTATCCAGAACTGTGCTACTCCCGCTTGCAGATTCCTGCCCAAGTGGATGTAGCGACTTAACCCGCTCCCGGCCAACTTTGCTTTGAGCTTCAACGTTTATCACCGCAACGTCATCGACTGGTGTTTCAATCTCATAGTTCGTTTCGATAGCGTCAAATCCATAGCCATCACCACCTACCACCGCATCCCCTTGGGGATACCAATTCCAGACAATGCTCGCCCCGCCCAGAGCGGCGGCCAGAACCTGGTCAATAGCATCGGTAGCTCCGTCTAAAAGCCCCTCGGCTGATAGGGTCGCATCTTTCAGCCCAGCGATGTACTCCTTGGCTGTCTTACCGAAAACAGTTATGTCGCGAACATCAGCTTGGCCGGAAGTGCTGAAGTTTTTGAGATAGCCTGTCAAATCATAACCGTTGGCGTATACCGTTGCTTTGGAACCGTGCTGGAACGGCATCAGCCTTCACCTTCTTCCTCTACCGCCTCGATGTGCCCCTGCTCGAGCAGCCAGGAAATGGACTTCTTCGGCAAATCGTCCACAACATCGCCTGGTTCGGCACGCCTATCAGGCGGATAATTGAGGCCGATCAGAACTCGGTACGTTGTCATTGGACCACCCCCTACAACACCTCGACATGCTGCACTTCCAAAAACCCATCAAACCCGATATACGCCTGCCCGCCGTGCTGCAAGAGTACGGGCGCTGTAGGATTAGCGCCGCGCAGCACAGCAAACGTAACCGTACCACCGATAGATGGGTCAGCGTCAAACACGTCCTTTGCGGCGAACCAAAGCGCGGTCGCAATGCGGCTGCTGCGTTCGTCCTCTGGCGTAGCCCGGGCCGCCAAAAGCTGAACATTGATGCGGTATCGTTCCTCGCGCCTGTTAGCCATCCCCAAGGTGCGGTCGGGTTCCGCTAGCGCGTTGATGATGCATGGCAGATCGGAGATCGCGTCCGATGGCGCGCCCCAGTACACACGTTTCACCTGCATGGCTACGGGCGACGTTATGCTGATTGTCTTCTCCAGCGCATTCAATTTGTCCAGAAATAAGTCAAAGTTCATCGACTTGCCAGCTCCTTCAGTTTGCGCATCGCCATCTCTTTCAACCGCGGCAGCTCCCTCTCCAACGCTTCCCACGTTGCCACCATGTAGCCCTTACCCCGTGCGCCGTGCTGCCTGATCGCCTCCTGAACCTCTATCACCTGCTTACGCTCTTCCTGTGTCAGTTCCGGCGTGCGCCTCGTCGTCCCCTTGAGCCAACGCGCCACAGCTAGGATGGCCGGCGGCTGACCCGGCGGACGGCCCCGCTCGATTGACATCGCCCGCGGCTCGGCGATCCGGGTGTAAACCCGCGCCTCCATGCCTCGCGAATAGACCCTGCGTCCGATAGAGCGTTCAGCTAAGCCTGTACCCCCTGAGATAGCAGTTATGGCTGTCCTCTGGCCGAGATCGGCAGCTTCTGTTAATAACACCTTCACTGGTTCACGTGCCAGCTTAGGGTCGCCCAGCTCTTGCTTTAATTCCTCGAAGCCTTCCAGCTCAAACCGGATGGTATCAGCCATAACACCTACTCCTAACTGTATTTAATCAGCTTATACTGATCCGTTAACTGCCGAATGATCCGCTGTGCATCAAGAGATGCTTCTATCGCTTCACCCAGCTCCGGTATGCGCCGGGTAGCGCGCGGTGTCTCCAAACGAAGTAGGGCTGCAAGGTGTATGGTCGCCCGCTGGATGGCTAGCGGCACCTCGGGCCACCCGAATTGCGTCGTCACCCTCACGCGAGTGCCTGCAGAAAACACGGTGTATCTACCCCAGGGTGTCAGCATGATCCGCATATACGGCCTAGGCTCGGGGCTTAGCAGCGCGTTGAGTGGCAACAGCTCATAGTCACTGGAAGCCAGCACAACGGCATACGTACCGTCTCTGTTGGCATCAATCGCCACCTCTGTCGGCGCGGCGGCCATGTCGTCCGTCCACAGCTCGTTTGTAGCCGTGGACGGGATGTAAATACGGCTCACCGGTGAAGCATCCTTGCTGAAAAATCGCCCAAGCCGGGCATCGAGGTAGCGAGAAATGGCCGTCAGATCGACTTGTATTTCGCTGTCCTCCGCAGGGTCGGTCTTGCCAATAACAGCGCGGTATTCCGCTGCTGTTGCATATGCCGCACTAATGGACATCCTACTTCACCTTCTTCCGCTTTGGCGCGGGGAGGACTGCTTTTTCCGGCGGCTCGATGGCAGCGGATTCGGGGCCCGGCTTATCTGTTGCCTTGTCTACCGACTCTGCGTAGCCGCCAGCAATGAACGCTTTTGCCAATATCTCATCTACATCAACCACTTGGCCTGCCGGAAAAACCCCATTCGGACCAGCAGCGGTCGCCAACATTTTCACCCGCATCGTTTCACCGCCTTAAATGTTGGGGGGCGGGCGTTACCCCGCCCCCTCAGTACTTATACAGGCGCCTTCCTGGGAGCTCCGCGCACCACGATCACCGCATAGATGCCGCCAGTGGTTGCCCCGGAGACAGCAGCGTCTACGCGGATATACCTCTTGGTGCCCAGGTAGCCAACCTTCTGGTTCGTATCGGTCGCCAGATTCGCGAAGCTGCCTTGCAGATTGGCGGCAGCCACGTTACTCCAGGTAGTTCCGTCGTCGGACTCCTGTACCGTCAGGCTATGGGTGCCATCGGTGATAGTACCGACCACGGCCTGGATTAACACGCCCTCGTACCCTTGCAGATCAACAGTACTACCATTGGCCCCGGCGGTTCTGGCCGCTGGCGCCAGAGTAGTAACGGCGTTCGCCAAATTGTTATAAAAATCAACTGTTGCCATTTAAGTCACGCTCCTTTTCGGGATTGGCTTATGCAGTCGCCAATTTGGCCCGGACAAACGCTTCCTCTAACGTTGGCATTCCATCGAGTTCGCGCCGCCCGATGAACCCGGTTTGGTTGGTCTCGGCATATAGCTCTACCAGCCGCTGGATCTGCATGTCCAGAGCATCTACGATCCAGTAGTGGCTGAAGTCCGCCAGCATCCCCACGTATTGCCCAGCGGTGAAAGTGTTGGGAACATACTCGGAGATCATCACCGGGAACCCCAACAGCCGATCTGGTTCGCCCGCACGGGTGCTTTCCCGCCAGAGATACTGCCCGTTGGAGTCCTTCAGCTTAGCAATACGCTCAACGGCATTGCGGTGGAATAGCCACCTCGCCCGGAGCCAATACTGCAGTTTAAGCGCGTATTTGACGCTGGTTAATCCGTCGAAAGTTACGTCAGTGGTCGAACCCGCCACCACGTCCCTGGCCGTGGTGATGCCCTGGCTCGACGCGGTGAAGATCCCCAAGGGTTTGTTCACGCCGTCGCCAGTGAGAAACACCTTTTCTTCTGTGATCCCGAACTTGTACGCCAGCCTGTCGCGCACCAGTGCCTCAGGGTCAATGACTGCCTGGCGCAAGAGCTTGTTGCTAACTTTAATCCGCTTTGCCACGGGATGCGGATGCAGTTCGCGCTTCCCAAAGGTCATAGCCGTATCTTCAGTGCCTGTCGCCAGCTCACTTGTCCAGTCGGCATCGCTGATGTCAGTGTCAAGCGCAGGCACGCCCAGGCTCTCAGCCCGCTCGATGGTGAACTTCGTTGCCAGCGGGCGGATAAATACTATGTCGTCAACGGCTTTTATTAACTGATTGACGAACTGCTGCGGGGCTACGATGTAGCCGCCCAGGGTGTCCACTTCGGCCTGAAGGGCACGGATTTCCTCGTGGTTCAGCACCTGTATGCCGCCACGCAGGAACTTGTTGAAGGCAGCCCGGACTTCTTTTTCCTGTGGGTTGGCATGGGCCCCGTCGTCGATTGGCTCCTTGCCGCCGGCAACAGTTCCCTGGGACTGCGCAAGTTCGCGTTCGAGAGCCTGCAGACGCTCTTCGCGCTCAATTGCCTTCCGCAGCTCCTCCACATCGTTCATAATCTTGCTGTACTGTTGCTCTTCCTCGGCGGTCATACCCCGCTTTTCGGCTTCGGCGCGATCTACTAGATCCCGGGCCTGCTTAATCAAGGCGACCCGCTTTTGGCGCATTTCAAGGATCTTGTCCATGTTGGTTCCTCCTTCTGGGGCAACAAAAAACCACCCCCAATGGTGGTTCTGTGCCCGATTTGTTGCTGAGTTACAGTTCCTTTTCCGCTATCTCTAACCGCTTGCGCTTTAGGTCCAGACCAGCCGGAGTCTCGTCCTTTTTTGCGCTCGCATCAGGCGAGTGCCCATCCAGGGGCGGCTCGCCAGGAAGATAATCTCTTAAAATATTGAGCAGGGAGCGAACTTGAACGTCCGTCGCTTGATAAGCCGGAAATGTTACAGGCGAAACATCGAACAGTTTGACTTCTTTCAGAACGCGGATGGGATTATTTGCGTCTCCCTCCCATTCCTCTTTCACAACTTGGAAACCAAAGCTCATCTGGTCCACATCGCCACGGCGCATAGTCTCCAACAGGTCGCGCGCCCACTGAGTGTTAGGCGGGACAATCTCAATGGCCAGCCCCCTCTCGTCCTCAACCAACTTGAGGGTCCCGCTCTTGGTCCGCCCCAGAACATAATTCGGGTCATGATTCCAAAGAGCGCGAACATCGGCCTCCTTAATGGTCTTACTAAAAGCACCAGGTGCAACCTTTTCCCTAAAGAAGCCCAAGTCCTCAGACAGCGAATTAAAAACCGCCGCATGACCAACAATCTTCGGCTGTTCGTTGTCGTTTGCACGGATCTCCACCTCGGTCAGCGGAAATGCACGATGCTCCATCCTGCTGCCACTCGTACGTTTTAGTTCCGGCGGCTCCACGTCAGCATCCCGCAGGTGTGCTGCTAGGTGGTTATACACGCCCTGCCTGTCGGCATCCGGTATGTCAGCCCCTCCCCTAGCACCGTTTAGCACTGCTATCCCTGCTATGCAGCCCCTCACGTTCGCTGCCCCAATATTCCCGTTGCTATCGACCTCATGGTGTGGGAACTTGTAAGCTGCCTTGGTGTCGGGGTTTGCGTCTGGATCGACCCAGGCAAACATCTTGCGATAGTAAGCCGCCGTCTCATCATTTTTTAGCCTAGCGACGTTACCAGGCCCATCCCACGACTGGTCGGTTGTAGGTGTATGATGCACTGGCAACGCTTTGCGCAGTTCCATTTTTATCCTCCTTTCAGCCCGGCATTATCATGCATGCGCAACCTTCATGTAACGGTGGGTTCCGGGGGCTCCGGATTAGCCGCATCGGCTCTTCCCCTTGTGCCTCTACACTCCCGAGGGCGAATGTATCCCTGATGTCTACTATCTTGCCGTCCAATGCTTGGCAATACGGACATGGCTTTGGACCGCCAGCCACCCAGCGCACTGCTCTCATACCGAGCGCGCCCATTGCCAAACGCGCAAATACACCCGCAGCATTGACCGTTTCCCATTGCGCTATCTTGGATGGGCGTTTCTCGTCCCACTCGTCGAGGCGCTGCAACACCGTAGTTGCAGGCTCGGGCTCGATAAGCAGAGCCTGAATTTGGCCTTTGGAACTGTCCACGTGTTGCCGAACGTAAATATCAGTATAGCCTGGTGCCTGAGCATCGGACCAGCCCTCCGGGAGCTGCCCACCTATCTCGTCTTCCACATCAGCCGCAATTATAGCAGCATAAGAACTTACCACCGGAAGGATATAGTTCCTCATTCGCTCCTTCGTCGCGTCTTTTGCGTACCAGGCTTCAAGCTCTGTAAAGAAGCCTGCCGCTTCCCTGGTGCTGCGCTGCAGGTGCTTGCGGACCAGGCTTCGTATCTCGCTCGTCTCCCAGCGGACCAGCCTCTCTGCCGCTGCTTGGAAGACTGACAAGTATTGCTCCGGCCTTTTCGCCCTAGTCGGCAACTTTGGCCCATCCCGCTGCTCTACTCTTTGCTCTAACGGCTGAGGCATTATGACCCGACCATCCACCGACCAGGCGTATTGCATTCGCCCTTCACCACCGGTTTCAGCCGGAGCCATGTTTAGTGGTATTAGGTAAACATTGCCATTCGGGATCGGGTTACGGTTCTCGAGCTCGAGTATATCGTTAGCGCTCATCCAGCCCCACTGCCGGGCCGTAGCATACGCACGGTAACGGCTTTCGATGTCGCCGCGAAGCAGGCCCTCGACCAGAAATTCCGCAAAGTATCTGTCCCGTTCCTGCGGCAGAAACAGGTCGCGCTTGAATGCCTGCTCCCAGCGGACTAGCCAGGGGCGGATGGTGTGAATTACAAACTGCAAGGCGAATTGCTCCACACTTGCATATGTCGCGGCCTTATCGTGCTCATCGAGAAGATGCAGCGGCACGCGGAAAATGCGCGCTATTTCAGCAATCTGAAATTTCCTCGTATCGATAAACTGCGCATCCTCCGGGGGAATGCCAATCTGGTGCCATTTTATCCCTTCTTCAAGGATCGCCACTCGATGCGCTCCTGAAAGACCTGAATGTACGTCCTCCCAAGATTGCCGCAACCGCTTGGCTGCTTCGTCACTCAATTTCCCCGGATGTTCCAGTACACCCCCTGGACGGGAGCCAGAACCGAAGAAACGGGCTCCGAATTCTTCAGTTGCTAACGCAAGACCTATGGCCTCCCGTGCCAGCCGGATCGGAGAGTAACCAACAATCGCGTTACCTGACAGCCCCCGGATGTGCATAATATTTCGTTGCCTCAATACGGCTATAAGTCCATCCGGCAGGGTATACTCGTACCGCAGACCGTGAGCATCGCGTCGTATCTGCATCCGGTCAGGGCGCAGCGGCCATAGTGCCCGCACCCTGCCGGCTCCATCACGCTCGATTTCGGCGTAGGCATTACCCCACAAGGCCAGGTGCCCCATCAGCGTTTCCCGGAACTCGAAGCTGGTCATCTCCGGGTTCGGCTGGTCATGCAGCAGTGGGTAGAGGTAGTGGTCCGCTGCCCGCTCCTTGCCCCCGCCCTGCAAGCGCCGGTACACCGGAAGAGGCAGGCTGGCAATCGTCTCGGCCAAAATCCTTACACAAGCGAAGACCGCCGTACTCTGCAGGGCGGTATTCTCGTTCACTGTCACGCCAGAAGCAGCTTGGCCGCCGCCAGAAAACCAGTCCACCAGCCACTTATCTGGGTTGGCGAGGGTGGACCGTATCTCGATGTATCTGTGGCTAAACGGTATGCGAATTTTCAGCGGTGGTCACCTCCTCGCCAGCTAGATACTAGATAGTCAATATGCCCCGGTCTTCGTAAACCGATCGCTGTGGCTGTTCGTGCCTAATGGCCCTATCTAACGCCATCACAAGCGCAACGATACCATCCACTCGCGCCTGGCTGTTGGCCTTGTCCACCTTTAGGTTTCCAGCGGGATCCTGTTTGACAACTACCGAGTCAGCCATAAAACGCAGTACAGGATTGCCCCCGTGCCGGATCTTCCGCGCCAACAGTCTCCGCTCAAACTCCTTCATGGGTCCGGCCATGGAGAGCCAGCCCTGGCCCATCCCGACAACGGTCAGGCCCTCCTCTTGTAGGTCAGTACCGACTTGGTAGCCCTGAAACAGTCGGTCGATGTTCAGGTCAATAAGATTAAACCTCCGCGCGTCTTCGAGGACCTGCCGCTTGATAAATGCATAGTCCACAGCATCTCCAGGCGTTACTTGGAGGAAGCCTTGACGCACCCATGCTTGGTATTGATGGCGATATTTATTACTGCTGTCATGCAGCTTGGCCTCCGGGCACCAAAAACGTGCTAACACATCAATAGTTTCTGGGTCATCGTCGTGCGGGAAGATCATGACCCAAGCCGTCAGATCGGACACCGCCGAGAGGTCGAGACCGCCGTAACAAGTGCGGCCTGCCAGCTTTTCCTCAACTACTAGCCCTGCATTCTCATCCCCTGCATTCTCATCCCAAAGCGTGAGGTCAATCCATCTGGATTGCTGTTGGACCCATTGGTTCAAATAAAATCGGCGAAAGGTGTTCTGGTATGAGGGCATTTCCTGCGCTTTCTGGAACTCGCCCTGATAGAACTCAAGTGGGACCGTCACCCCGAGGCTTGGATTCGCCTTTTGCCAGACCTCGGGGGTTGTCCAATCGTCATCTTCCTCGGCCTCGTAAATGGCGGCGTAGAAGCTTGGATCCTCAATAATGCCATCCCGAACCCTCTTCGCGTATTGGTACACCTCGTAACAAATGGACTCCCGATCATAACCCGCCGTTGTTATTGCCACGATCAGGGGCTGCTCTCTGGCGCCGACGGAGGTGGTGAGTACATCCCACAGCTCGCGGTTCGGCTGGGCGTGGAGTTCATCGAACACAATCCCATGCGCATTGAGCCCGTGCTTCGTCGGGGCATCGGCGCTCAGGACCTTGTATGTCGCGCCGAACCGAGGCACGAAGAGTGCTCTGCGGTATACCTTGACCTCCCGGGCCAGTCGGCGCGAGGCCTCGACCATCCCTTTCGCCTGCTCGAAAACTATGGCAGCCTGGTCACGGTCGGCGGCGGCGGAGTAGACCTCCGCGCCAGGCTCGCCTTCAAGGAGAAGGCTAAGGGCGATGCCGGCCGCAAGGGTGGATTTTCCCGCCTTTCTCGGTACGGCGATGAATGCAGTTCGGTACTGGCGCTTCCCGTTGGGATTCAGAGTCCCGAAGAGATCTCGGACAATCTCCTCCTGCCATGGGAGCAAGTCAAAAGGCCGCCCTGCCCAGCGGCCCTTTGTATGCTTCAGCTCCTCCCGGAAAAACTGGACAATGGCGTCGGCCCGCTCCTTACCTCGTCGTCCAGAGCTTCTCGAGCGCGCCATCTCCTTCGTCTCCTATCTCGGGCAGATCTATTCTGCTGCGACTGGCGGGCGTCAGCCCGAATTCTATCGCCATGAGGCGGAAATCGGTCCGGGCCTTTTCTACCGTAAGCGCAACCTTGCGGTAATCGTCGTCGCGCGGGTTCATGCCGTTAAGCTCCAGCAATGCCTTCCTGAGCTGGCTCCATGTCTGGCAGAGGGCCCAGAAGGCTTCGCCGTCCGCTTCGGTCAAGAGACCCAGGCGACACAGGATGGGTGCAAGGCGCCGCCAGGCTTCGAGGCCGAACTCGTCGAGGCCGGGAGGCTGGGCGGGCATCAATGGTGCAGGTTTCGGCTCATTGCGCTTCGCCCGATCCGCCCTATTGGTGCCTTGGAGGATTTTCAGTTGGGTGGGCTTCTTATTTCGCGCGCCGCCCTTCGGCATGCCGATCTCTCCCCGGCAAAAAGCTTCTGACTGGCATCGCGTTCGCGCGGC